TCTTGAAACTGTTCGATCTTTTCAAGACGGTTGGGCCACCAGATGTATTCTTTGTCCGCACTCTGACGCAAGTTGTTTAAAAGTGGTTGTATTGCGTCGTACAAATTTGTTAAACGTGCTTGCAATTGTTCTGCAGTTGCAGAAGTAGATTGTACTTGTTCATGAGCTGCCTGTACTGCTTCCAGCTCCTGTTCGTCGACAATGGAAAATCCAAAGTCAAATGCGTTGACCGTATTGTCTGTCATAAGAACGCCTCTAATGTTGCTCTAGGTTCTACATCCCAACCAACAGCATCCAAAATACTTTTGACGGGCTCGACAAACGCTTTCTCAAACTGGGTATCATAATCCACATGGTGGCGTATATCAAATTCGTCAGGCAGGACCGAAGGGAATGCAATGACATTGCTCTGTACCTTGTTTGGTTGTTTCAAATAACAGAACTTTATCTTCTCACCCGAGTAGATCTTTTCATATTTATTAGTCAAGCCATGTTGATCCACATAATGATTATAGGTCAATGCTGCACGTACTTGAATGGGGGTTCCCTTTTTAAACAACGTAGAACTCTCTTTATAGTACTCTAAACGATTAACAGACCGTGGAAAAGCAATGTCCTCAACAGATGTATGTGTGAACTGATCTCTAAGTTTTCTGATATAGGACTGTACACTGCTCTCATCTTGTTCCAGTATCACTTTCAGAGTGTCTTTAATCATTTTTCGACACACAGATGGTGTAGATGATCTAACAGCTTCAATACCCATCATCTTTAGCTTAGGCTCGTTGTATTGCACACCTTCACTGTTATGTACGTTCAGCACATAATGTTTCTTACCAGTCCACACACCTCTACTTGCAATTACTTCACGCTTCATTACCATCTTCTGATCATAACCATTAAGATAGTCTTTTAGCTTTTGGTATGCAAGGTCGAGCATAGGTTCAATCTTTTCACTAGCAACCTTATCGAGGAACTTGACTGGATCTTTAGGTTTGACTTTGTCGACAAGACCACCCATATTAATGTATAGCGAATCAGTATCAATAGCAATAACATAGTCGACATTATTGGTCTTCAATACCCTGTTCATGTATTGATTGAGGTGCTTCTCAGCCCACTTAATAGTCAGCTGACCACTAACCGTGATCCCTTCAGCGATACGGATATCATAGTATCGAAAGTATTCGTTAGACATTGCACCATAAAGACTGTTCATTAGAATCTTAATGGCCATCTGTTGATTATCAAGAGTCGTTACAAGTTTCTCAAGGTCGTATGATGATCCATTAGTCTGAATACGTTGCTCAGCTTCTAACATTTGTTTTTTAGCTAGTTTACGTTCGTTGTACAACTTATCAATTAACTCAGGAAACAATCCACGCTTAGTAACATCAAAGAACTGACCGGTACCTGCCATGCAGTGTTGTGGATCGATCTCCAGTTTATTTTGATCCAGAAGATAATCCACCGAAGAACTATAGCTACCGTTAGTATTATCCCTTCGCAATAGATCAAATGACTGTACTTTATTAACTATAGTCTCCGGAGACATATTGTACTGCATGAGAATGTGAGGGTATAGGCTGTTCAAATCAAATGACATCACCCAATCGTGCATTCCTACTTGAGGATCCTTAACATGAGCGCCCTCAATCTTTCGTTCTTTTGTATTGTCTCTTTTAGGCGGACAGATGATACCTCGACTAAGCAGCGCGTTATAAATCAACGCATCCCATACCGCTACTGATCCAAATGCATCAGCAAAGTTGACCTTGCCTTTAAACGCAATGGTCATGCACAGTGTAGCAAGACTCATCTTGTCTTCAAGTCTATCTACAATCTCAACGTCTTTAATGTTATAGTCAATGAACTTTTGAAAATCATTTAAGTACAAAGCATTAAGTGATCCGTACTCGCTATAATCGATCTTACTATCGCCCAGCACAACATGAGCTATATGGTCTAGCTTATATGACTCTTGAGTTCCATAGCTGTATGCAAACTTCTTAAATAGATCCAAATAGTCAAGTTGTTCTATACCACTGATCTCATAAACTTGTATTTGATTCTGGCCAAGCTCAAGCGTACGTCCACGGATTGGGTGTCTCATGTCGTGGTGCCATGGCGATAGCTTGTTAGAGTGACCTTCGCCCAGGACTCTCTCAATACGATTGACCAAGTATACGATATCAAACATACGACTGTTCCACCCGGTAATTACATCCGGATAGCATTGAGCCCACTGATCCATAAACTTGTGAAGCAGTTCAGCTTCATTTCGACATTGTACGTATTGTATGTTTAAGTGGTTTACAATCGATTGCTGATGACTCCATTCACCCAAGCCCCATACGTAGTATGTGTTATCGATATTGTTCTTTATTGTGATTGCCGTTACAGGATGGCCAGCTTCCTCAGGTCTAGGAAATCCTTGATCAGACTGAACCTCGATATCAATTGTAGTTACGTTTACCTGCTCTCTAGTAAAGTCTATATCATTAGGAAAAGCATCACTAATAAATTGCTGAACAAAGTTAGCATTACCATGGATGTCAAAATTATCTACACCCTTATGGCGTTTGATAAACTCAAATGCCTCAGTCATCGTATCGAAGTTCATCTGAGCGAGGTTATTGCCAGATAGAGATTTAAACTTTGTGGGGTGAGGACTAGCTACGTAAAGTGTTGGTCCGTAACGGACTTTACGTTGGAAGGAGCCCTTGTCCGTGTATCCACGGACAAAGATATTGTCACGCACTCGCGTAACATTAGTATAGAATGTTTTACTCATGCACGTATTGTACTTGAGTATTGATTAAGAGACAAGCATTGAATCAGGTGTAATAATTCCACCAAACATTTTTTTGTGCTGGTCTTCCAAACTTTTCTCAGGCGTTGCTACAAATACAACCATATCCTTGTTCAGCTTGATTGGCTCTTTGGTTGTGAACGGACTGTATGGAACAAACTGTACACTTTGGTTTTGTGTGGGTACAATAACGACACCGTTATCGATTTCAAAGAAGTGGTCTTTGTCATCACAATTACAAAGAATATCCTCACCTGATAACATACGAACAACTTTAACTGACATAACAATTCCTTAAAGAGGCCCCGAAGGGCCTCGGGTTAGATAAGCAGGTTTACAGAATAACAATATGAAGAAGCAATTACTGCAGTCAGTAAATAGATTCCATACGTATTCATCCTGCGAAAGACTCGCGGTTTCATTACTTCCTCCGTAAGATTTAACCGATAGTAATTTTACGGGGACGCTTCTCTTCTGGGACTTCTACTCTCAAATCAATGACGAGTAAGCCGTCGATGAAGTCAGCTCCATCAACGACAACATGCTCCGATAGTCTAAAGGTGCGTGTAAACTTCTTAGCAGAAATACCGCGGTGGAGATACTCACGTTCTACTTCTCCATCCTCTGTCTTACGACCGTCACCAGAAACTACAAGGATACCGTCTTTGACTTCAATAGTCAAGCAGTCTTTTGAGTAACCAGCAAGAGCCAGCTCGATAGAGAATTTTTCTTCATCGTGCTTAACGACGTTGTGTGGAGGATACAGCTTATTGTCTGCCATCTCTGACAGTCGCTCGATCTCCGACCATACGTGATCAAATCCGATAAAGTGTGAACGTGGAAACGAAAATGCTTTAGTTGCTACCATTGTGGTGCCTCCTTAATTAAAAGCAAGGTTGTTGTCTACTGACCGGACCATCCGCATCAGCACCCGTATTTATACAGGAAATTGCCATCCTTGGCAACATTTATTTAAAAATAGTACCTTATTTCGGTTTCTATTTTATGGGAGAGCGGTCCTTTGTCTCTACCTTCCCACTTACCTTTGAGTTCCCAGTTACCACGCTTAAACTTATAACCACCTTCCCATCCGAGTCCGAATTCACCATCAAATTCGGATTCTCCCATTTCAAAGTAGATATGTTTCCACTTAGCACCAAATCTTAAATCATTTACAATTCTGTTGTTAAGAAGATTATCGTCAGTAAATGGAAGTGTATTTTTATAC